CTTTTGGGAATTCTATATCAGAAGTCTTACCAGAAACTTCCCACCAATCAATAGCAAAAGTTACATCAAATTTTTGAATTTCTTCAGATGACCAATCCAAAGCAATTTCAGCTAGATTTGTTGGGAATATCCCTTTGAAAGTATATTTTCTTATAATAGAACCTTCTTTAGATAATTGATCCAAATACCCTTCAGTTTTATATTCTCTTAAACCAACTGGTTGTTGATTATCAACATGACCATTTATCAAGTTCATCCACTTTTCTAAATCATTACGAATAAGAAAATCTTCATCATTAAGAATCGTTAAAGTCCAATCTGGGAAAGTGGGCCTTGTTCCAGCAACTTTAATCTTTCTACCCATATAATCAACATCTATAGGTGTTATTTCCGATTGTGGAATACCAGATGATGCGGTACACATGAATTCAAGCTTTTGGCTAGACCTCTCACCAAGACCTTCTGGGTAAGAAAAAGAAGCCTTAAACAGTGAAGACCTAGCTCCACCACCAACTAATTGTGATTTAATATTTTCTATTGAATATGCCATTATTCTATTCTCCTATTTTATATAGAACCTACAATTTCACTAAACTCAACATCTGTTCGAACAGCAACAAAATTAAGTTCAATAAAATTAATACTTCTAGTTGGTTTAATATAGATGTCTCCAATAAATCTATTTTCATCTATAACTTGACCAGTGTTATTACTATCATCACAAACAACTTTAAAATCTGTAATACCTTGTCTTCCTTGAATTTCTTCCAAGAAAGGAATGACTGTACTCTTAAACCTTTCTCTGGTATAAGCAGTGTTATTTTCAAACAAGAAAGATCTTGCAGTTTTCGAAATACTCTTTCTTAATACGATAAACAAACGTCTAACGTTAATCCTATCAAACGCTGAAGGTCTTACTAACATGGTTCTATCACCATAAAGGATAGCTCCCTCACCTGGGAATGTAGTTATTGAATTAATTCCTAGTGGATAAAGAACATCTCTTTCTGATTTCTTTGATTTCCACGCAAGTTTAATAACATTCTTTAATGAACGGCCGCCGGGACTAAACCAAGCAGCTCTTTCAACATCCGTCTCAGCCATTAACCCAGCAGTATCCCCACAACAAGGAACCCAAACATTATTATTGTTATACTTGTCGAATTGGTATTTCCAGTTATCATCCATAACCATGAAACTACCTTTTAAGTCTCTTAAACTTCCAACATTAAGTTTATCTCTATACTCTTTTATTTTAACATACGGGTTTTCTTCATCAACAACATCAGTTTTTTTGTGGTGATAAAACACCTAAACAATCTTGTCTACTTGAAACAATATCATAAACTTTTTGAACCAATGGACTATTATTATCAGTATCTAAAACATCAGGTCCAACTATTAAAAATGAAATATCAACTAATTCTTCATCTTCAAATAAGTCATATGCAGTTTCCATGTCTGCGGCACTTACTGTACCATCAGTACCATGTGCTAGACTATAAAATGTTTGAATTACTGAAGTTAACATAATTTCTTCTGCTCGAGTAACACCACCTTCAGCCTTGTGAGTTGCTACTCCAGTTGTGGAATCAAAATCTAAATAATCGGAAGAATTTCCACCCCATCCTATCATTAATGGGTCATGTTGTAAAACGTAAATATATTGTGATTTATCATTAACAACTTGTTTATAATAATTGGAAGAACCGTCTTCATTTTTCGCATCTGAAAATTTAGAAACAAATTCATATTTTTCCAATAAAGTTCCTTTTGAACCACTAAAAAGACCACCTTCATCAATAATAGCAATATGAAGTTCGTCAAGGTCTGGTTTACCTGAGAAGTTTGATTTTTCATCCCAATCATCATAAGTTGAATTATCAGCAAAAGATACTTTCAAACTATTTCCTATAGAACCTGCATATTTTGCAGCGAATAATGATTCTACTCCATTCAAACTCATCGACTCAAAACTGTCAGAATTTTTAATTTGAAGATTTTCAGCGGTTGTACTGTTTGTAGCATTATATGTTGCAGAATTTACAGCTCTTGAAACATACAAAGCAGTAGAATATGATAAAAAATTCTTTGCAGTAAACCATCTGGCAGCATTAGTACTGTTAGGTTTCCCAAAAAATTCAACCAAATCCAACTCATCTGTAACTAAAACCAATTTATCAACTGGACCCCATTGAGATTCTAAAGCAATTCCACCTTCTGTGGAAGCAACAGCGGGGGTGGCTGTAGTTAAGTCTATTTCTCTCGATATGACGCCTGGGCTTAATAATGATGCCATATTTTTCTCCTTTTTATAA